TTACTGTCGAATTTAATTGATTTACAGTAACACTTGCTGCGGCTGCTTGAATTTGTGCAGCAAGTCCTGCTGATGTACTTAAAAGAGTTGCTGTACTGACATAACCTGCTGTACCAAGACCAATTACTGTCGAATTTAATTGATTTACAGTAACACTTGCTGCGGCTGCTTGAATTTGTGCAGCAAGTCCTGCTGATGTACTTAAAAGAGTTGCTGTACTGACATAACCTGCTGTACCAAGACCAATTACAGTGGATCCGAGTTGAGTAGCCAGATAGGTAGTTGACACCAAGTTGGCTAAGTTTGCAGTAGAGACTACGTTGGCAAGATTGGCAGTTGAGATAATAGACCCCCAAACAAGTGTAGACAAATATCCAGCAGTACCAAGGCCTATTACAGTGGAACCGAGTTGCGTAGCCAAATAGCTAGTTGAAACTAGGTTGGCTAAATTAGCAGTAGAGACTAAGTTGGCTAAGTTTGTAGTTGACACCAAGTTTGCAAGATTTGCTGTACTAACATGTCCAGCCAAGTTGGCAGTTGATATAACTGACCCCCATACAATTGTGGAGATGTATCCAGCAGTACCAAGGCCTATTACAGTAGAACCAAGCTGAGTAGCTAAGTAGTTTGTGCTAACTAAATTGGTCAGATTAGCAGTTGATACAACCGAATTCCATACAATACTAGAAAGATATCCAGTAGTACCAAGGCCAATTACAGTACTTGTAAGAAGTAAATTAAACCCACTTGTTGAAATAAATCCGGTGGTACCAAGCCCCACTACAGTACTTGTAAGTTCAGTAACATCAATAAAACTACTAATATATTGAGTTAATCCAGCTGTTGTACTTAGAAGCTGCGCGGATGAAATATACCCAACAGTTCCAAGACCCACTACAGTGGATGTAAGTTGTGTTGCAGTAACACTCGCGGCAGCAATTTGAATTTGTGCAGTTAATCCAGCAGAAGTACTTAGAAGTGTTGCAGTGCTTACATAACCAGCAGTACCAAGACCTACAACGGTAGAGCCAAGCTGCGTAGCCAAGTAGGTTGTGCTGACTAAATTAGTTAAATTGGCCGTTGAGACAAATCCAACTAAATTGGCTGTTGATACCAGATTTGATAAGATAATACCTCCCGTGATGTAATTATTATTTAATAAGAGACTACCTGAGCTAACGGAAAGTACATTTTGATTGCCCGTATATCCACCCCCAATCGTCGTATCAATTAAATTGATACTCGAGGCAAAAACATTTCCAGTACTAAATGAAAAAGCTTGTCCTGTAGAATTCATAACAAGCCAAGTAGTACCACGTGAAATAAAGCTGACACTGCCGTAGGGTGCATTCATTAGACATTGTTTTGTACCTCGTTCAAATGTATCAGAACCCTGTGTAGTAAATGTAATTGGATTTACGTTAGCATTTCCAGTTCTATCCTTAAATGTAATCACACGACCTTGGCGAGTAGTGCAGAGTGGAAGTGTAATTGTTTTCAATGAGGTTGTATCAACCCCCACAAAACCGGCCGTCGCGGATGGTGTTGACATCCTTCCCTTTTTTTACAAAAGATATTGTTGCGCCAACTTTTTACATGTCATATAGAATTAAGGTGAGTGCATCACCGAGATTTCCTGAAAAAGATGAGGCCTGTGCTTGAACTGATGAAATAAAGCCAACATTTGAAAGGCTTGATACATATCCAGTTGTCCCAAGTCCAATTACCGTTGATGTAAGTTGTGTTGCTAAGTACGAGGTGCTTACTAAATTTACCAAATTAGCAGTTGATATTAGATTAATAAGATTCGCAGTCGATATTAAGTTTGATAAACTAGGAAGGGTTGATACATATCCAGCAGTACCAAGACCTATTACAGTAGAACCAAGTTGTGTAGCCAAGTAGGATGTACTCACTAAGTTTATTAAGTTAGCTGTTGATACTAACCCAGTTAGATTCGCAGTACTTACCAATCCTCCAGGAAGTACAGTTGCAGTTACCGAAGATAGATACCCAGCAGTACCTAGACCGATTACAGTAGATGCAAGTTGTGTTGCCAGGTAATTCGTACTGACTAAGTTGGTTAGATTTGCAGTTGATACCAAATTTACTAAACTAGGAAGAGTTGATACATATCCAGTAGTACCAAGACCTATTACAGTTGAACCAATCTGTGTAGCTAAATAACTAGTACTCACTAAATTGGCTAAGTTTGCAGTTGATACTAAGCCAGTTAGATTAGCTGTTGAAACATGTCCTATTAAGTTGGCGGTTGATACTACGTTGGATAAACTAGGAAGTGTTGAAATATAACCAACAGTACCAAGGCCTATTACAGTAGAACCAAGCTGTGTAGCCAAGTAGGATGTACTCACTAAATTTATTAAGTTAGCTGTTGATACTAAGCCGGTTAGATTCGCAGTACTTATCAATCCTCCAGGAAGTACAGTTGCAGTTACCGAAGATAGATATCCAGCAGTACCTAGGCCGATTACAGTAGATGCAAGTTGTGTTGCCAGGTAATTCGTACTGACTAAGTTGGTTAGATTTGCAGTGGAAACATATCCTGTTAGATTGGCAGTTGAAACTAAATTAGCTAAGTTAGGTAGAGTTGAAATATATCCAGCAGTACCAAGACCTATTACAGTGGAACCGAGTTGTGTTGCCAGGTATTGTGTACTGACTAATCCATACAAGTTAGCCGCAGTAATATTTCCAGTAATGGTTAGATTTCCAAGTGGATTAATAGATCCTAATGGAATTGTCTGAGTTCCATAGACTGTATAAGGGAGGGTTCCAGTTACATTTGCACCAGTTAGATTCTGTATGTATGTACCATCGCCATAAAAACTTGTCGCTCCTATAACGCCGATATTTTGAGCCACTACATTAACAGAACTAAGCGTTTTTGCAGTAATTGAACTGGCAACGATTTGACCTGAAGAGAGAGAATTCACTTGTAGAGAATTAAATTGCGTGGAAGAGAGATAGCCTACCGTGCCAAGACCTATTACAGTAGAGCCAAGTTGTGTCGCCAAGTATGAAGTTGATACCAAGTTTGCTAGATTCGCAGTGGAAACATGTCCTGCTAAATTTGCTGTACTGATTAATCCTCCAGGAAGTGTTACAAGTGCAGACGATAAATAGCCGGCAGTACCAAGTCCAATCACAGTTGATGTAAGTGCGTTATTCAAGGCAGACGTTGATAGTAAAGTAGCCAAGTTAGCCGTGCTCACCAATCCTCCAGGAAGTGTTACAAGTGCAGAGGATAAATAGCCGGCAGTACCAAGTCCAATAACAGTTGATGTAAGTGCATTATTCAAGGCAGACGTTGATAGTAAAGTAGCCAAGTTAGCCGTGCTCACCAATCCTCCAGGAAGAGAGGCTACAACTGCAGACGATAAATAGCCGGCAGTACCAAGTCCAATCACAGTTGATGTAAGTGCGTTATTCAAAGCAGACGTTGACACTAAAGCAGCCAAGTTGGCCGTGCTGACTAATCCTCCAGGAATCACTGCACTAGTTGTTGCACTTGAAATATATCCAGCCGTACCAAGACCTATTACAGTTGATGTGAGTTGCGTATCAAAATAAGAAGTGCTGACTAAGCCGACCAAATTTGCCGCATTCAGATCTCCTGTAATCGTTAGACTTCCCAAGGGATTAATGGCTCCTAGTGGAATTGTCTGATTTCCATATACAGTATAAGGCAATGTTCCAGTAATATTTGCACCTGTCAGATTCTGTAGATGGCTTCCATCACCATAAAAGCTTGTTTGCCCTACAATACCAATAACTGCTGCCTCAACATTGATTGAACTGAGTGTTCCTGCAAAAAGAGTCTGAGTTACTGTAATAGACGACGCAATAATTTGACCGACAGAGAGTGTATTTACAGATAGGTAAGGGTACCGTGTCGTGGAGAGTGTAGTTGATAGATATCCTACCGTTCCTAGACCAATCACAGTTGAGGTAAACTGTGTCGCAAGATAGGAAGTGCTTACAAGCTCTGCCGCACTTGATAGATATCCTACTGTACCTAATCCAATCACAGTTGATGTAAGATTTGCAGGTGTTACACCCCCTGGTCCACTTTGAATTTGTTGATAGAGTCCATACGATGTACTGAGTAGCTGTGGTGTACTTATATATCCAGCCGTACCAAGTCCAGCTACAGTCGAAGTGAGCACAGCAGTTGTTACAGTAGCACCAGGTGAACTCTGTATCTGTTGATAGAGTCCAAAGGATGTACTGAGAAGTTGTGAGGTGCTCACATAACCAGCTGTGCCTAAGCCTATAACTGTTGAACCGAGCTGTGTTGCTAAGTAGGATGTACTGAGAAGCCCTGCTAGATTTGCACTTGATACAAGTCCATCCAGGTTCGCTGTTGATATAAGTCCAGTCAAATTTGCTGTACTTACAAACCCTCCAAGACTAGGAAAACTTGAGAGATATCCTGCTGTACCTAGACCTATAACAGTCGAACCGAGCTGTCTTGCTAGATAGGATGTACTTACAAGTCCGCTCAGATTTGCTGTACTCACTAAGCCTGAAAGTCGTACAGTTGAAAGATATCCTGCAGTACCGAGTCCAATCACAGTTGAGGTAATATTTGCCGCTGTAATTGTTCCTTGAATGGTTGAACCGTTTAAGTAGAGGGTTCCTGAACTGACTGTAAGAAATCCAATTCCAAGTGTACCTGAATCAATAAAATTCACACTTGATACAAAAATATTTCCAGCACTAATTGTTTGACTAGAAAGACCTGTTGGATTTAAATATACATTCACAGCAGATGAAATATTTGTAGTACCATAGGCATAGACAGTTGATGCAGTATCTATATTATAAATATCACCCCCACCGCCACCTCCACCTTGGCCGATTACACTTGAAAGAGATGAAATTGCTGTCGGAAGTATACTCACAAAAGAACTAAGAGCATTTATAGAAGATATACTAAGTGGATCAATAAATGCTGCTTCGCCGTATTGACCGGTTGTTAAAACTAAATTTGGTTGTATAGGCACGTTAGAATCAAGCGACGCAGCAAATATACGTCGCAAGGTTATAATATCTGTGTCATATGTTTTATGTTGGCTCATAATGCCACCCTACTAGAATTAGGAATAGATTTTATCAGGAAATAGACTCATGGGGCATTTGTTCCAGGTGTAACAGCAAATATACGACGTAGAGTAATTATATCTGTGTCGTATGTTTTTCTCGATGACATCTCCTCCTATCTACAAAGTTTTTATCTTGACAGTAAAGTACCCACTGCAGTTGAAAGACTAGCTACTTGATCTTGAAGACTTTCAAGTACAACATTTTGACCCACAATAGTGGAATTCTGATTCTCTAAAAGAGTAGCCATATACTGAGTAGCACCATAGTGTGCCATTTGAATCTGTTCATAATTTACAAAATAGATTGTACTAAATCCTTCCACAGAAACATTTGCAAGATGTACGGATTTAGGAAAAACTGTACTGAGTTCATCTGCAATAAATCCAATCTGATGTTTATCTATTTTTGTATCACTAAATGAACTGATATATCCAAATGAACGAAGTGGTAGATGTGTTAGATTTGAATAGCACATTTCTAAGTTGGCATCTTGTATGTCTGTCTTAATGCGTCGATCCGATGTATAGGTTACACCATTTGCTAAAAGTGCAATACTCGCATTTATTTCACCACCCACATCCAATTGAAATAATGGGTTCGTTTTATTTATTCCTACAAAATTTCCATAACTTGAAGTACTAACCGCATCGAGTGTTCCCGAATTATTAATTGTTAGTGTATTATTAATCACAAGGGCATTACTTAATGCAAGTAGTTGATTGCCAGGCTTCAAATAGAGTGGAATTGATTGAGGTAAGATTACAAGATTTGATTGCTGATAACAATATGTTGTATTGGATGAATACGCAATTCCAAAACCACTGGATGAAAATCCAAGACCTCCAGATACTGTACCCCAGCTTGTCAATACTGAATTTCCTGTAATAATTGTATTACAATTACCAACAGCAAAAAAATTTGCTCCATCCCAGAGAAGTGCAGCTTCAGTGGAACCTGATGGCATTCCATTATTTGCCGTCCAGTTCATTCCATCCGTGCTATACAAGATAGTATTTGTTGTTAATCCTGCAACAAAATAGGTTCCATTCCAAACTACAGAACTAACTGTGGTAGGTGTTCCAGGTAGAGGGTTTACATCGACAGAAGTTATATTTCCATATATATCAATCGTTGCGTATTGAATTGGTGTATGTCCACTACTTGCTCTTGTCCCCACAATAATTAAAAAAATTCCATTCCACGCAAGCCCATACGCTACATTTAAATTCGTTATACCCGCTCCAGTCCAAGAAGTACCTGTTTGACTTGTTACTATAGCATTTGATCCACCATTTCGATCTCCACCTACAAGCCAATATGTTCCAGTCCAGAGTACGCATGTAGCATATAGTAGAGTTGGTATACTATCAAATGTATTCCATATTTTACCATCTAAACTAGTTTGAATAACACTCGAACCATATCCAGTTGCAACCCAGAGACTTCCATTCCATCCTACTGCTGTACCACCACCTGCTGATGCAGTTGTATTAAATCCACTCTGTGATGCATTGTTAAAATTGTTTCCATCGTCACTGTATTGAATTGGATTCGCTCCGTATCCCACAGCAACCCACCTTGAACCATTAAAGGCTATACCATGTCCACCATATCCGTCTCCTGTAGCAAATCCACCAGATGCTGCATATAAATTGAAACTCTGCCCATCTGTGCTTCGTATAATTGTATATTCGGAACTTGTTCTACTATCTCCTACCGCTATCCATACATTGCAGGTTGAAGTAGGAATATTTACATTTGATATAACTAAACTACTTATATATCCCGCTGTTCCTAAGCCTATTACAGTTGAACCAAGCTGAGTGTCTAAATAAGATGTACTCACTAAATTTACTAAGTTTGCAGTACTCACTAATCCTGCAGGAAGCCCTACACTACCACCAGTGATTGCAGCGCCATTGAGTTGCAGAGTTCCACCATTTACAGCCAAAAGCTGTACTGTATTTAATGTAGTATCAATAAAACTAATTGATGATGTAAAGACTGTGCCTGTACTCATAGACTTACTGTTGAATGAACTAAGGTACCCTGCTGTACCAAGGCCAACTACAGTAGAACCAAGTTGAGTAGCCAAATAAGAAGTACTAACAAAATTTGCCAAATTCGCTGTACTTACAAGATCAGTTACATTAATTGCTCCACCACTACTAATATAGCCAGCCGTTCCAAGACCTATAACAGTACTTGTTAAGAAACTCGTATCTACATTTACAGTAACATTACCAAGGCCAGGAGTATCACCTGTAAGTACAATATTACTACCTCCGTAAATTTGTGCTACTGTAGCAACACCTGTTTGATTAATATTTATGCCATTCAAAAAGAGACTTCCATTGTAGGAATAGAGATTCTTTGGATATCCACCTACTAGGTCAATTAATGTTAGTGTAGATGCATATACAGAAGCACTACTAACAATCTGTGTTGTTAGATTTGATGTTACAAGAGTACTTGCATTTAATCCAATAAAGACTGCATTTGCATTATAATCAGAAGTGAGGCTTATTTGACCTGTACCTGCAAGTGTTAGAATTGATGAGTAATTATTTGCACTTAGCACGCCATATCCAGAAAGGGAGGAGATTTGTCCGGTTGGCGTTGAGAGGTTCGGAAAGACTTTTAAACTCTGAAATGAATTGAGGGTTGTACTAATTGGTTGACCATTTGCTGTAAATGTCAGCGTATTTGTAGCTGGATTTGCTTGAAGACTAATTCCACCCGCTCCTGCAAAATTTAAAGCAGGTGTTGTGACATTATTTGAAAAGCCATAAAGAGTATTTCCACCGACCGTATTAATCTGATTAAACCCCTTTGAATAGATATACATCTGATTTGTACCATCGCCTTGAACGAAACCAATACCACCACCTTGACTGAGCGTAAATGTATTATACGCACGATTCGCCGTAAAGGTCCCAGCATCCGTTGCAATTTGGTTAAAACTCGGATTGTAGCCGAGTGTACTAGGAATCGCCCAATAAGTTCCACCTGCACCATCGGCAGTCAATACAGTCATTGCAGGAACAAACTGATTATTTGTAGATAGCGCATAGACCCTACGAAGAGTTATTTCATCTGTATCATATGTCCGCTTATGCATTCCCTACTCTAGGGCATATTTTGAACTGAAATAAAAACGGAGTTTGTTGAACCAAAAAAGACAGTCGCATTTGAATTTAGGAAACCCTGTGTTGTATTGAGTGTTACAGCATTCGGAAGATAGTGTCCTAAGACGAGCGGCGCATTTGGATAGAAATTCTGTAGTACAGATCCAGGAATACTCATTTTAATCTTTGGAGCAAAGTAATTACTTATATTTCCATAGAGACCACCTGCCGCTCCACTGTTATAATTCGTAGGGAAGAACATCGTTTGAAACATTTGACTACTCAGATAATTACTATTGCCGGTTACTCCACTCTGAACAAAACTTGACATGTAAATTGGCACAGGAGTTTGAGGAAGTGCTAATGGACTAAACATAAAAGTACCTAGAACTTCAATATTTACTGTTGCATTCGATGTAATTAATGTAGAGAAGGAATCTAATTGTAGATTTGCCGTGGTAAAAGAGATTGGTTGTGTGCCTACAGTCCATTTTGGAGCAATGTTTCCGTTTGAACCCTTATAGGTTATAGTAGATTGGAGAAATGAACTCAAGTAGACGATACTTGCTAAACTACTGACAGTTAGCGTATTCCCAGAGCCTTGAATATAGAGTGTATTTCCATTCACAACAAAAAAACTCTGTTTTAATGCAACCACTGAACTCTGTAATTGCGAGGAGGAGATATATCCAGCTGTTCCAAGTCCATTGAGGGTACTTGTTATCTGTGAATCAAAGAAATTTGTACTAACTATACCTGCAATATTTGCAGTACTCACTAAATTTGCCAAGTTCGGTGTACTTACAATCCCTACAACATTTGCTACAGTTGCTGTAACAGTCACTACACCTGTGCCGACTGTTGGATTAACTGAGATACCAGGACCTGGAATAATCTGTGAAACACCTGCTGTTGTACTGGGTCCTGATGCAAGAGCTCCGTTAAAGAGAAGTTTTCCCGCACTTACATATAATAGACTTGGTAGACCTGCATTTACATTTGGCGGTATAGTTACATCTAAAAATGTAATTGATGATGTTTTCACAGTTCCTGTACTGAGTGCACTTGTTTGAACAGTTGATAGATATCCAAGTGTACCGAGTCCCTGTAAACTACTTGTTATCCGTGAATCAAAGAATGTTGTACTTAGTAAACCTCTTAAATTTGCAGTACTTACTAAGCCTACCAGATTGGCTGTACTCACTAGATCTGCTAGATTTGCAGTACTGATTAACTTTGCCAAATTGGCTGTACTGATACAATTAGCCAGATTGGCTGTACTTACAAGACCATACAGATTCTGTGTACTTATCAATCCAGATAGATTTGCAGTGCTAACTAAATCTGCTAGATTTGCAGTACTGATAAGTCCAGCCAGGTTTTGACTACTCACAAGTCCGCCAAGGTTTGCTGTGCTGATAAAGCCACTTAGATTTGCAGTACTGACAAGTCCAACTATATTTAGTGTAGAGACATATCCAACTGTGCCAAGTCCAATCACAGTCGAAGTTAGATCTCCCTTACTCACATCTCCTGTAATGGAGGCTCCATTCACTTGAAAGATACCATTTGTCACAGCAACAAGCTGTTTCACACCTGTTACTGTATCCATAAAGTTAATACTTGAGAGCCCAATCATTCCTGTACTCAATGATAGGCCGTTCAAACTGCTGAGATAACCAGGAGTTGTTCCTAAATTTACAATTGTATCTCCAATGCTTGTGCTGAGCGTTGAGATGTTTCCATTAATATAGTAAAAAGTTCCAACAGAAAGGGTTGAATAGAAGTTTGCAGTTCCATTCACAGTAAAACTACTAACAGATCCATCCCCCTGTGAATTTATTATACCTTGAATATATCCGAACAGATTTGTTGTTGTACTATTTAGATTTCCAGAGGAGATATATGTAATAGGATTATAGATAAAATTAGAGAAACTATTAAACTGTGCAGTACTGACATACCCTGCTGTGCCAAGTCCTACCACTGTACTATAAAGACTCTGTGTACTTACATAACCTGTTGTACCAAGATTTATCACAGTATTATTCAGTGTCGCTGAACTCACATATCCAGCTGTACCAAGTCCAGCCACCGTGCTATAAAGACTCAGAGTGCTTACATATCCATAGGTACCAAGACCTTGAAGACTACTGGCAAGTTGAACGATACTCAGGCCCGAGCCAACCACAGGAGCACCATCAACATACATGCCACCATTTGTGATTGTTACATTGTGACGATAAGGATTATTCGTAGGTGTTGTATCTAACATCTGTATATTTGAAATGCTTACGGTACTCATGTACCATGCCATACTCTCCCATTGAAGACCACCAATTCCATCGGCCGTAAGAAACCAATTTGTACTAATTGGAATGTTTGTGTTAGGATCAAGTGCAAAAAGTGACCGGAGCACCGTTAAATCCATGTCATAGCCCTTTTTGTTATACATGCGAGGATCCATCGCGCTACTACCTTCTACTAAGAATCACTCCATCATTCAGAAGCGCCGCGAGATGACTGGCAACGGTGGTCTATTACAACTCGTCGCAGTTGGAAAACAGGACGTGTTCTTGACGGGAAACCCTCAGATTACATGGTTTAAGTTTGTCTATCGTCGTCATACGAATTTTGCCGTTGAAGCCGTTGAAATGTATTCAGATAATGAACCTGATTTTGGAAAAAAAATCAGTTGGCTGGTTCCTCGGAGTGGAGATTTACTCGGCCCCTGTATTTTAGAGATTACACTCCCTACACTCCATCTCTCCACTACGGATGAGGCCGTTGCCTATGTGAATGCCATCGGCCATGCACTTATTCAAGAGATCACAGTGACTATTGGTGAACAGGAGATTGACCGTCAGACTGGAGAGTGGATGGAGATCTGGTCGAATCTCACCACAACCGAGTCACAGAAGTTTGGTTTTTATGATATGATTGGCAAAGTGGATGGATACTCTCAACCTACACTGATTGGACCCCTCAAACTCTATGTTCCTCTTCAATTTTGGTTCTGTAAGAATCCCGGTCTCTATCTTCCCTTACTTGCCTTACAGTATCACCCTGTCCGGATTAATATTACATTCAGGCCTCTACAGCAATGCTTCTGGACACCAAATGTTGTTGAAAACTGTACGGATATCACCGTAAAACCGGCCCATATAACGGATTGCACAATGTGGGGTGATTTTGTCTATCTTGATGTGGATGAGCGTCGTCGGTTTGTCAGCACCGCCCACGAATATCTAATTGAGCAGGTTCAGTATACCTCACAAATTGCCATTCCTCCTAGTTCACAGTCTATTCCTGTACCCATTGAATTCAATCATCCTGTTCGCGAGTTTATCTGGGTGCTTCAACGCCAGATGGTCATTGATAATAAGGAGTGGTTCAACTTCAGTAGTCTGAGCGTAACTGAAACAGGAACCCGTACAGATATTCTCGCAAATGCTGTTCTTCAACTCGACGGATTTGACCGCTTCCAAGTTCGCGATGCCACCTATTTCCGCCTCGTTCAACCGTGGCAACGCCATACAACCATTCCATCCGATGACTATATCTACTGTTATAGTCTTGCACTCCGCCCCGAAGAACTTCAGCCGAGTGGTTCAATGAATGCAAGCCGTATTGATAGTATTGTACTTCAAATTACGACCAATCAGACAACAGTTCCCGCTCTGGGCAACTGTACTGTTCGCGTCTATGCAACGAACCATAATGTACTTCGCGTAGTGGATGGATTTGGCGGCGTACTTTTTACAATTTAAGGTACCTATAAAATTGAAACGATTATCTGCTCTCATTGAATGATAACAGATAATGGAGCATGATTCAATGACACAGCAACGCATTCGACGTCTTGGCCGTAAACTGATTCAGGAGTATTCATTTGAGAGATGGTGGATTCCAAGGGCGAGCGAATCCTTTGAAAAGAACTTTGATTGGACGGAACCCGATGTCATGTATGATGAATTTGAGGACCTCTGGCTCCTCTTCTGGAAGCATGGTTTTGCCCTGCGCAACTTTGAACTCTATCCGCAACCAAATGGAACCTTTGTCTTGACAAATTTCAGCGAGTTTGGATTCCGAATGACATCGGGTCCCGTCTCCATTCGTCTACCCGACCCCACACAGGCACTACAGACATTCTTTGAGGCTCCATGCTTTCCATCTGAGTTCTTGACTCATCTCCGAGCCAAGGGATTTGAAGTGCCTACGGATTGTTTGCCAAGCACAAAGACGGATACAGATTAGTAGGGATGTCTTTCCTAGGTCCATTCGATCATACATCCGCAAAGTCATGGGGAGGGTCACAAATCTCGCCGACTCTCTTCACTTTTATTACAATTATCGGTGGTTTTTTTGCACTCGACCATATTCTTCTACGGTCGCCGCGCACGGCGGCACTCAAAGTGATGGTTAATTTACTTGGCCTCGGTTTCTGGTGGATTTATGATATTGTCCAGACCTTTGCCGAATGGGATTCTGTAGAGAAATACGGTCTCTCAGTTCCGTATATTGGACGACCTGGTCTCGGTGCAGGTATTTTTACAGGTGGTGCATCGAGTCCCGCACCTGATACAGTACCGAGTCCCTTCTTCTTTCTTCTCTATGTTGGATTCCTGGGCCTCCCCTTTGGACTCAGTCATTTTGCAGCAGGTGATTTTATGGGTGGACTTGTAATGCTTCTCTTTACACTGAGTGGTATACTTGCAATCTTTTCATTCTTATGGACGGCCTATTCTGGACTCTATCTTCTCTATGATACAAAGTCCCTATTTGTTGATGGAACACCACGATTCTTCCCTTCAACTATCTACATGAACCAGAATGGTGCCGCTGGAAATGTGATGACACCGAGCGCCTTTGAAAAGATGAAATCTGACCAGAGTCTCTTTAGTATTATAACAGGACCCTTTGCCCCTTTCTTGGGACCTATTCGGGCGGCACTTGGTCTTGTCGTGGATACAAAGTGTGCCGTTGAAAAGGTGATTCCGCCTGTCATTGATGCCGTTCAAAAAACAATTCCACCGGCCGTGGCCGCTGTAAAGAGCACAGCTGCACTGGCTGCAAAGGCACCTGAACTTCTGAGTGCAGCGGATTCAATCTCGGCCTTCACTGACCCTGCAAAACTCAGGGCCGCCGCAGTACAGTCAGGTGGTGCATTAGAGGCTGCTAGCAACATGAGTTCCTATGTCTTCTTTGGGACAGCACTTATTGTTTTAGCCGGTGCCCTCACGCTCACATGGGCGCGATTTACACCGTCAAATAAATCCTCCAAACAAGCAAATAATAACGATGTCCCACCCGATGTACACAATGACACCCCTCCCGGATCATAAGTATTTTGAAGCTCTTATCGCCCGTGGAAAGGATGAGCGCATTAAGGTAATGCCAAAATATGTGGTTGTCTATTTCACTGCAGAATGGTGCGGATACTGCCGCGACCTAGATCTTAAGAAGATTGCCGAGACATTCCCTATGGTCACTTTTTTCAAGTGCGATATTGATCAGAACAAGTATACACCTGGGTACTGTCAAGTATCAAAGATTCCGACGTTTATTGCGATTCAGGACACTGAATTTCTAGATAAGGTGACCAGTGCCGATACGGGTAAAGTGATGAGCTGGATTAACTCTATCTTTATTAAGTAAATGGTACTCGACTATGCCATTATCGGAGGCGGTATCGCAGGGCTCTATGTAGCCCGCGAACTTGCCAGGCGTACTACACATGCAACGATCTCCGTGTTTGAAA